TAAAGGGGTCATACGTTTACAACCCATCATCAACAAGCGTCACTATTCCAACGACACCCTTAACCGCTATTACGGATACAAAACTCCTCCTCAACTTCACCAACGCTGGTGTTGTCGATGCCACTGCCAAGAATGTCTTGGAGACTGTTGGGAATGCTCAGATCAGCACAAGCGTCAGTAAGTTTGGTGGCGGGAGTATTAGTTTTGATGGGACATCCAATACAGGTCTTAAAGCCCCAACAGGGAATCTATTTACCTTTGGTAGCGGTGCATTCACTATTGAGTTTTGGGTTAGATTTAATAGCGTAGCCGCAGATCAAATGGTGCTTAATCTAACGGGAACGACAATTGTTTTAGCTTTTTATGTATCTGCAACAGGGACACTAAGCTATTATCTTAGTTCAGATGGGTCTACTTGGAACATTGTGTCTGGTGCGTTAGTAGGTAGCATATCAACAGGCCAGTGGTACAGAGTTGCTTTAGTACGAAGCGGGAATACGTTCACTCCGTATCTCAACACAACCGCAGGAACCCCAACAACATCATCAGCAGCATTGGCTACTCCTGGATCTGGAACATTTCTGCATTTGGGGATGTCAAATGTAAGTGCTTCAAATCTAAGTGGCTACCTTGATGATGTGCGTGTGACCAGAGGCGTTGCCAGAGATATGACAGTGCTTCCAACAGCACCCTTCCCAGTTCAGTGAGGCCAACCATGCTCTACAGTAAAAACGGAAGTATTCCCAAGCCTGAGACTGACGGCACAGAGGGTTGGGTACAAGTGCCTGATGCGCCGGACTGCCCTGAAGGTATGGAAGTTATCTGGTGGTCTCATGAGTGGGTTGTACGGCCACCAAAGCCACAAGACAGAGCAGGTTTCCAATGGAACTGGAATCACGGCGATAGGCAATGGGTGGAGTGCGCTTATCCGGTGACCGCTACGGAAGAAATCATTGTTGAAGTTGTCACCGCTGACAGCATTGGCGGCGATTCGATTGGAGCGTAAACCATGGATGCTAATGCTAGCGCTAAAGACGTGGAGGCTAAATTGTCAACGCATGAAGCAGTCTGCGCCGAGCGTTATGCCGGCATCAACGCAAGACTTAAACGCTTAGAGCAAATCCTGATTGCATCAGCCGGTGCGATCATCCTTTTGCTTGTCAACACTAACTTAAAACTTTTCCACTGATATGTTTGATCTTTTGTCCGGTGGCTTACTTGGTTCGATCTTTGGCGGACTATTCCGACTCGCGCCAGAGATTCTCAAGTTCATGGATAAGAAGAACGAGCGCAACCACGAATTAAACATGTTCCAACTCCAAACGGATTTGGAAAAGATGCGTGGTCAATTCAAGATGGAAGAGAAATACGTTGATCATTCCATTGCACAATTAGACGCCATCAAAGCAGCGTTCAACGAGCAAGCGGAAACCGCCAAATCAGCCGGTTGGTTTGTGGCGGCTATCAGTGCATTAGTTAGACCTGGCATCACTTGGGCGTTGTTTTTCATGTATGCCGCAGTCAAAGTTGCGGCGCTTTGCATTGCCTTTCAAACGAACGCCAGTTGGTCTGAAGTGTTGACGCAAACATGGGACGCTGACGATTTTGGTTTATTCAGCATGTGCATTTCATTCTGGTTCGTTGGTCGCTCGATTGAGAAGTATGGCAAATGAACGAGGGCATCCAAATCGCCAAAACGTTACTAGTCATCCCGTTTGAGGGATGCGCAAGCGTCTTGCCGGATGGCCATGTGGCGGCTTACCCTGATCCTGGTAGCGGTGGCGATCCTTGGACAATAGGTTTTGGCACAACAGGTCCAGACGTTACGCCAACAACCGTTTGGACGATGGCGGAATGCGAAAGCCGTTTGGACGCTCATCTTCGACACTTTGCCATGGCACTCATTAAAGCATCGCCCACCATACTTTCCGCAGCGCCACGCCGATTCGCAGCTGTCCTGTCGTGGGCATACAATTGCGGACTAGGAAACTATCGGATCTCAACGTTCAAGCGACGCATTGACTCAGGCGACTGGGCAGGTGCGCGTGAAGAGTGCGTGAAGTGGAACAAGGCACGCGGACGTGTGATGCGTGGTTTAACGCGTAGGCGTGAAGCTGAAGCACTTATGATGAGATAACCATGCTTGCACCGCTAAAAATACCACCAGGCGTATATAGGAATGGCACCAATTACCAGGCCGCGGGTAGGTATTGGGACGCAAATCTTGTTAGGTGGTACGAAGGAACCATGCGGCCGATTGGTGGATGGCGCAAAGCAGCAACATCAACCGTTACGGGTTCAGCGCGTGGCGTATTCAGCTGGCGCGACAACGATTACGACAAATGGCTTGCAATTGGCACGCACACCAACTTGTACATTTGGAATGGCGGAAGTTTTTATGACATCACGCCATCAGGTTACACCACGGGAAGATCATCATCATTTTCAGGTTATGGCTACGGCGCTGGAAGTTATGGCGCGTCAACGTGGGGAACAAAACGATCTGTTGGAGCTGAACTAGATGCAACAACCTGGTCATTTGACAATTGGGGCGAAAACTTAGTTGGGTGCGCCAATTCTGATGGCAAGTTATACGAATGGGCGCTCAACACGGGTTCGGATGCCGCCGCCATCACGAATGCGCCGACAGATAACACGGCACTTATTGTTACGCCAGAGCGTTATTTGTTTGCGCTTGGCGCTGGCGGCAACCCGCGTTTGGTGCAATGGTCTGACCAGGAAGACAACACAACTTGGACGCCAGCAGGAACGAATACCGCTGGATCGTTAGAACTTCAAACCAACGGTCGCATTTTGGCGGCTAAACGCGTGCGCGGTCAGATCTTAATATTGACCGAAACAGATGCTCATGTGATGAATTACCTTGGGCCGCCATTGGTATACGGTCAAGAAAAGGTGGGTTCGTTTTGCGGCATGATTGGTCCGCAAGCGTGTGCCGTGATTGAGGGCGGCGCCGTTTGGATGAGTGCGAAATCCTTTTTCTTATTCAATGGCCAGATCCAACCGCTCCCATGCTCGGTTGGCGACTATGTGTTTACCGACATCAACACGGATCAACTGGCAAAAGTTTACGCTGGACAGAATGCGGCTTTTGGTGAAGTGTGGTGGTTTTACCCGTCGGCATCATCCGATGAGATTGACCGATACGTTATTTGGAATTACCGAGAAAACCATTGGTCTATTGGCGCGCTAACAAGAACGTGCTGGACGGATTCTGGCGTGTTTCAGTATCCATTAGCCGTTGGTACTGATGGATATTTATACGAACACGAAAACGGATGGAGCGCAGATAGTACGCCGTTAACGTCCGCGCGTTACGCCGAATCAGGTCCAGTTGAAATTGGAGCTGGTGATCGTTTCATGTCGGTCCGCCAAGTGCTGCCGGATGAAAAGTCACAAGGCCAAGTGAAGTTGACGTTTTACACGCAGTCAACACCAGAGTCTTCCTCAACAACGTATGGACCTTATTCGATGCAACCTTACACGAATGTAAGGTTCACGGGTCGCCAGGTAGCGATGCGCGCTGTCGGAAATGCTGATGCTGATTGGCGTGTTGGAACGATTCGTTTGGATGCTGTAGCGGGAAGCGGACGATGAGACTACCCAATCCGCCACAAGATTATTCGGCGCCGATTGAGCGCGAACGCAATCGAGCCATTGAAAGCGCTGATGCGTTGAATCTGAAGAAGTTGCAGGATGTCGAGTTTGTTGAAGGTGCGCGCTTGATTTTGCGCTCGCCCAATGGAACGCGGTATAGCATTACGGTCAGCAATCTTGGCGTGATTAGCGCAACAGCAATTTAGAGGTAAACATGGCAACGAAAGCAGACATTCAAACGCTCTATCAGCAAACGTTAAACCGCGCGCCGCGTGACGATGAAGTCAATTGGTGGCTCATGTCCGCCAATAACGAAAAGTGGACGCCAGCACAGTTGCGTAGCGCGTTCTTGCGTGACGCGATACCTGAGCTTTACACGTCAGTCTTGGGACGCGCACCGCAACCCAATGAAACCGCATACTGGGATTGGGCGCAAAACGAATTAGCAAGCCCAGAGAAACTGCGCAGCGAGTTTCTGCGTTCAGCGCAACCAGAGATTGATAT